AAGAAGCTAGGACATATTTTAGATTAGACTCGTTGATGGAGTTCTTAAGAAACAGAAAGTTTGATAACTACACGAGAGCACAAGTCCAAGAAAGACTAAAAGAAGTAAACAATGGAGACAGTTCTGTTGTGAAAAAATTTCAAACATCACAAGGTAAATGGAAGAACATCAGAGTTTGGTGGATACCAGAGTTTGGAGCAGACGTTGAGATCAAACCAATTACAATTGAAGAAGAAGAGGTTCCGTTCTAATGGAAGTCTTAATAGCTTTTTGTGTAGTTTTTTTTGAAGCACCTAGACATAAAGGTGGAGATGCTTTGTGTAGTTTTTATAATCCAAAGGTTGAATTTAAGAGTTTTAAACAATGCACCGAAGATAAGAAACTTATAGAGGATTACTTGATAGAAGAACTGTGGAGGTTGTACCCAAAAGCAGTAAAGATAGATGCAAAAGGAGTATGTGGCAATGTCGATTGAATATTTAAAAGATGGTAAAGAGGTTACAATTTTTGGACCACCTGGGACAGGTAAGACTACAACTCTAATAAAATTAGTTGAAGGTAGTTTAATTAAGTTTATTGATCCTAAAAAAATAGGTTTCATGTCTTTTAGTAGAAAAGCTGCAACAGAAGCAAAGACCAGAGCATTAAAAGATATAGAAGGTTTAGACTCAAAAGATTTAATTTATTTTAGAACTTTACATTCTCTTGCTTTTAGTTGGCTTGGCTTAAGTACATCAGAAGTTATGTCGGGCCGTGATTATACAGAACTAGGTAAAATTGTTGGTTTAGACTTTAGAACTACACAGATGGTAAATATAGAAGAAGGTCCTTTGTTTAATGTAGGTGCTGGTGGCGATAAGTATATGTCACTAATCCAATATGCTAGAGTTAAACAAGTGGATCTTGAAGAAGAATTTCATAAAGGTTGGGATCAAAGTTTAAACAAACAACAACTCTTAATATTGGATAAGGCTTTTAAAGATTACAAGAGAGTAAAAGGTAAACTTGATTTTATTGATATGATAGAAAAATTTATATTCAATGGGACATGTCCAGAGTTTGATTTACTTATTATAGACGAAGCTCAAGACTTGGCTCCGTTGCAATGGAAGATGGTCAAGGATGTTCTTGTCCCAAACTCAAACAAAGTTTACTACGCGGGGGATGACGACCAGGCAATATATTCTTGGATGGGTGTTGATGTAAATAATTTTATTAATGCTAGTGAAACTAAATATGTATTAAGTAAGTCATATCGTGTTCCAGAACATCCGTTTGCTTTTGCTCAAGGATTAACCGATCAAATCACGAAACGAGAAAACAAATCGTGGAAACCAACAAAAGAAAAGGGACTTGTTACATGGCATAATGACATTCTTGATGTTGATATGACAGAGGGAGAGTGGTTGATACTTACAAGAACAAACTACATCGCTAATAAAGTCTGCAATAAATTAAGAGAAGAAGGTTATGTATTCTGGAGAGAGGGCGAAGGGTGGTCTGTATCTGTTAATGTCTTAGTGGCAATAGAAGTCTGGCTAAAATTACAGAGGGGAGCATCAGTGCCTGCTGATTTACTCAGACCGTTTTCAAAACTAATTGATCCAAAACATATAACAAAATCGGGTAGAAAACTAATGTTTTCCTTGTCAGAGGATCAAGAATACACCTTAACAGATCTTAAAAGATTATGTGGCTTTGATGTAAATAACTTTGTAACATGGCAAAATGTCTTGAAGATATCAGAACAAGTCGCTGCATACATAATATCTGTAAGAAAGAGAGGAGAAAAAATTCTTTCGGCAGATCCTAGGATCCGTGTATCTACAATCCATAGAGCAAAAGGTGGAGAAGCTGATAATGTAGCATTGTTGCTAGACTCAACGAAGGCATGTGTAGAAAGTCCAGATCAAGATGCTGAGAGGAGAGTTTGGTATGTGGGTGTAACGAGAGCAAAGAAGGAGTTACACATAATAGAAAAATCTGGACAGTTTGGATTTGAATTATGAAAAAAGAATGGTATTTACAACAAGCAACTGACGAAAAAGATCCTAGACCATTTTGGGATAGTTATGTTCATCACATGTGTGAAGTCCTTGAAACTACAGACAAAAAACCTTTTGGTATACCAATCAAAGATATCGTAAAAAAGAAAAAAGACAGAAAATATTTTTTAAAGGAAGCAGAGAAATTAATCAATGGTCCGAGAGCCAAAGAGTATGGGCCTGCTAAATTTAATCATGAAAGAATAGCCAAGATATGGTCTGTTATATTGGCAAGAGAAGTTACGGCACAAGAAGTTGTGGCTTGTATGGTTGGTGTAAAACTAGCTAGACTAGCAGAAACGATAGAACACGATGACAGTTGGGTTGATATTATTGGCTATGCTGCATTAGGTGGAGAAATTATAAATGACAAGTGACCAATACCATTTATTGGAACAAGATATAAAAGACGTAGCATGGGGTAATGTGGACTCTGATTGGACACCACCTCAAACTATACCAGATCTTTCTCAATATGATACGATAGCCATCGACTTAGAAACTAAAGATGAAAATTTGATAAAGTTAGGACCTGGTTGGTGTAGAAAAGATGGACACATCATAGGTATAGCAGTCGCTGCGGGAGATAGTTCTTGGTATTTTCCAATAGCACACACTGTAGGCAACATGCCAAGGAGAGTTGTTCTACAGTGGATGACAGACTTGTGTAAGGATACAACTAAAACATTCGTGTTCCACAATGCACTATACGATCTTGGTTGGCTTAGAGCAGAGGGTGTAGAAGTCAAAGGCAAGATTAGAGATACCATGGTTGCAGCGCCTTTGTTAAATGAGAACAGAAGATACTACAATTTAAACTCGTTAGCTGGAGATCATCTCGGTACATACAAAGATGAGAAGATGCTCAAGAGTGCCGCCGAAGAGTTTGGTGTAGATCCAAAGTCTGGTATGTGGAAACTACCACCTCGTTATGTTGGTGCTTATGCAGAACATGACGCTGCTATAACTCTGAAACTTTGGGATGTGTTGAGAAAAGACATAACTAAAGAAGAGTGTAGTGGTATCTTTGAGTTAGAAACTAGACTTACACCTTTGCTTTTAGATATGAAAACAACAGGTGTGCGAGTGGATTTAAATAAAGCAGAGCAAGTTAAGAAAGAACTAACTACGTTAGAAAGATCACTTGTACAAGAGATAGTCAAAGAAACTGGAGTTACGATTGAACCGTGGGTCGCTACATCTGTAGCAAAGGTCTTTGATGCTATGGGACTTGCGTATTCTCGCACAGAAAAGTCCGGGGCCCCCGCGTTTACAAAACAGTTTCTTGCCAATCATTCTCATCCCATTGCGAAAAAGATTATAAAGATAAGGGAAGTTAATAAAGCCAATACGACTTTTATCGATACTATTCTTGAACATTCGCACAAGGGCAGAATACATTGTGACTTTCATCCTTTACGTTCTGACGGCGGGGGAACCGTTACTGGTAGATTTAGCTCAAGTAATCCTAACTTGCAACAAATACCTGCAAGAGATCCATATATAAAGAAACTTATTAGAGGATTATTTATTCCAGAAGAAGGAGCAAAGTGGGGATCTTTTGACTATGCCTCACAAGAACCAAGATGGTTGGTGCATTACTGTGCTACATTGACTGGGTTTGATAGACATCCACAGATAGATGACGTTGTAGCTTTGTATAAAAAAGGAGAAGCCGACTTCCATCAGATTGTTGCAGATATAGCAGGCATACCAAGAAAACAAGCGAAGACTGTGAATCTTGGATTGATGTATGGAATGGGTAAAGGTAAACTAGCAAACATTCTTGATCTATCTGTAGATGAAGCAACTGCTCTTTTAAATAAATATAATGATAAAGTTCCGTTTCTAAAATCAATATCAGAGAAGACAACAAAGAAAGCATCACAGAGTGGTGTAATCAGAACTTGGTTGGGCCGTAAATGTAGATTCAATATGTATGAGCCTATATCCTATCAATACAACAGAGCACTACCTATGAAAGAAGCCATCGATGAGTATGGCGGCAAGGGTAGAATTAGAAGAGCTTTTACATACAAAGCACTAAACAGACTTATCCAAGGGTCAAGTGCCGATCAAACTAAGAAAGCCATGGTCGATTGTTACGATGCTGGTCTTACACCAATGCTAACAGTGCATGATGAATTATGTTTTAATATTGAAAACGACAAACAAATAGAACAAATTAAAGACATTATGTCTAATTGTGTGCCTGAACTTAAAATTCCCTTTGATGTAGACGCTGAGATGGGGTCAAATTGGGGAGAAGTTGGATAGTGGACAATACAAAAACCTACAAAAACAAAGGTATTTCTAGGGTATAATCACACACGGACACTTTGTTTCGGCTCTGTGTGGCGATCTGAGAGCCTATTTTTTTCTGACAGGCTTACAATATGCAGTGATTTTGCCGATTTCACCATCTGGTAGTGGAACATCTGGTTGATTGTTCAAACGTCTTGCAAAATACAAACAACTGTTAATATTTTCAAATCTTTGTGTCTGATCTATCACTCTTTCGTTGAGCATAAAGACCAGAAGAAACTCTATCATTCATCTTTCGCCTTCCAAAAATACTCGTCTGTATCTCCGAGTCTGAACTTTTGTCCGTTCTCAACTTGATATATCTCTGTGCTAACTTTGAAGTCTGGTTGCAATGGCTTGTCTGGTGTGAGTGAGTTGTCATACACTCTCATTCTGTTGTTCGGATATAGACAGAACTGTCCGTTATCTAATTCTAATAAATTAAACGATTTGTGTTCTGCTGGTTTCTCACTGGTCGAGTAATCTATCGTGTCTATACTCTCGTGATAGTTATCAAGGGTACAAACGTAAGATCCTTTTACAATACCATGGTCTCTCGTGTACACTTCAAAGTCCATTGATCCTATAAACTGTTTGCTAACTGCCACCACCCCATAATCCATGCAATTCCAAAACTGGAGATTATAAAGATCCATATCAGGAGTCGGGGTCTCTGGTTCAACAGTAAAAGCAGAAATAGGGAGTTTATCATAAAGAGCACCGTAGTCAGGGAGATAAGTTTCAAAATAGAAAGCTCGACCTGGAATAGATTTCGCAGTAACCCAGACACCTTTTACAAACTCTCCGTGTCCATCTTCGCCATCTCT